AGATACAATGTTACTCAGCCACTTGATAGATCCTAGCCGAGGTATTCACGGAGAGGAAAAGCTAGCTATGCAAGTTGGACTAGCTGGTTACGGTCAGGAGTTGCATCAGTGGCTAGCTGATAATAAATGCGAAAACTGGACCCTAGCACCGCTGGATCTAGTAGCTTACAAGAGCATGGCCGATGTGTTGGTTAGCTTACGCTACTATGAGTTAAAAATATCCGTCGTAGAAAAGCGCGGGCAAGACGACTTCTATTTCAAGCATATCGTACCTGGTATCAAGCCATACATGGCTATGGAACGTAACGGAATGCTAGTGGACAGTGATTATTTAGACGCATTAGAAAAACGTTATAAAGAGCGATGCAAAGACTGTAGTAAGAAAATGCGCGCATTGGCTGGCGAAGCCATCAACACACTACCTAAAGATTTTAATTTTAATTCCAATGATCAGATAGGTAAACTAATTCAGCAGTGGCTTGAAAAAGACGATGCTGCTTGGTGGGAGCAATCTAAGGCAGGCGTTAAGTTTAGAAAAGCAGGGCGCGACGCCATACCTGAAGACGCAGTGATACTAACTAAGAGCGGACGGTTGAGCGCTTCAAAGCTAAGTATGGACGCCCTATTGGCAGCAAAAAATTTGGATAAAAACTGCCGTGCATTTATAAATTTGCTGTTGCAATACAAAGGTGATCAAAAGAGACTGAGCACATATATTACTGGGTTGCGTAAACACATATGTCCTGACGGGCGCGTACGGTCTACATACTTACTTCACGGCACTGAAACTGGACGACGATCAAGTGTAAATCCTAATCGGCAAAACGATCCGTCAGACACGGATGTAAAGCGCATTTATATAGCCGCGCCCAATAGCGTTTTTGTTATCAACGACTACAGCAACCTGGAGGTAAGAATAGCAGCTAGCTTTAGTCAAGACGCTAATCTGATGAAGGCATTTGCCGATGGCAAGGACATTCACAGTTACGTTACCTCTAAAGCCCATAATATAGATTATGATGAAATAATAACTGTGCTTAAAAACGCGGATAAATACCCAAAAAAGTATAAACAATATTTTCGTAAGCGATTTTATTGTAAGCAGTCTCTGTTTACAATGTTTTTTGGTGGTGGTGCTAATAAGATAGCTGCACAAACTGGTTTAACTGAAGATCAGGCTTTTAAGTTAATGGATGTTCTTTTAACAGAGTTTCCAGGTCTTAAAACAATGTTCAAACGGCTAGAGAGATTTGCTTTAGATAATGGCCGGGCTGAAAACGCCTACGGGCGATGGCGTCCGCTGCTAGGTATTGATTCAACGGACGATGGCATGCGCGCTGAGGCGCTACGCCAAGCACGGAATACTCCGATACAAGGAACCGCTGGGGATGTGACCTTAACAGCAGCGCGTAAGCTAAATACATGGCTGGATAAGAATAAATTGAAAGCAGGTTTGGTTCAAGAAGTGCATGATTCACTAGTAACTGAAAGTCACGTTAGCTGTCTCTACGACGTTATAGTTAATAGCCGCCGCATTATGGAAGCTGTGCAGATACCAAACTACCCAGGTGTTGCATTAAAAATAGATCAGATAGTCGGTCGCTATTTGGGGTCAACGCTAAAGGTCAGTGAGGAGATATTAGAGCTAGCTCGCGCTAAGCCTAAGCGGTTGTATGCTATGCTTGAAGAGGAATTGAATCACCCACCGTCGTTCTATGAGGCAGCGATATGAAAACACGCAATATAGACGATGTCTTAGCACGCATCGAACAGATAGTTAATATTAGCCCTGACCTAGACACGGAGTTTCGTAGTCAAGCAGCAAACTATAGTTGGCTCAGCAGCTACTTTGTAGAAGCTAAAGATAAAGTACGCAGGCTTAAGAACCAGCTTGATATCAAGCGAGCTAATCTTAGCGATATTGCTCGTAAAGAGTTTGCCGACAAAAAAGTTACCAAGGACGTTATCGAAGGGTGGGTTATACGCCGCACTGAATTTCAACAGGCACTTGGTGATTTATTTGACGCTCAACTAGCTGAGGATCGTTTAACAGCTGGCGTAAGATCACTTGATTTTAAGCGGGATAGCCTAATGTCGTTAGGGGCCAATATGCGCTTAGAAATTAGCGAGAACATCAGAGAACCAGTTGTGCGTGGCTATAAGCGGTAGAAAAATACTTTTATTATGAGGAGATTATTATGCGACAAATAGATAGCAAGTATCATGTAAAGAACGAGCGCATTATTAAAACAACTAACGGAGAAGAAATACCATATAATGAACCTTTATTTTTATTTCGTGCGCGAGACAAACTGGCTCGTGACGCTTTGATTTACTACAAATTCTTGTGTGTAAGTGACGGCTGCACAGATTACCAACTAGACGGTATCAATGTTGCAATTGAAAAATTTGACATGTTTGCAATTCAAAACCCAACTATCATGAAGCAGCCTGGCGTAACGCTAGGCAAGTAATTTTTTTAAAGTAGTTAGTTGTGTATGGTTATAGGCAACAGAAAAGCGTTAATACTAATTAGCTGGGTAAGGAAAGCAAACGGAGCATGGGCAAGCTAGTTCCTCTTGGCTTGGGACTAGTCAGATACCGCACCGGCCCAGCACAAACAACCTTAAGGAGGACAGATATGGCAAGAGAATATGGACGAACTGACGTTAAAGCGATGCGTAATGACAAAACGCGCTATGCACGAATGGAAGGGGAATACGTTTTTGTTGACGGCAAAAACTTTCTGCGGTTTCTGCCCCCAAAGGAAGATGGGCCTTTTTATTTCAAGTATTTTACCCATCGGCTACCAGGAGGAGATTTTCATGTATGCCCGAAGATGACTTGGAAAAAGACCTGCCCAGTTTGCGCCCTTGGTGATAACTTGTTTCGGTCACGCGACGTAGACGAGATCAATCAGGGTCGTCAGCTGTATCGTAAACCGGCTTATCTAGCTAATGTCATTGACGTACGTAATCCAGACCAGGGTGTACAAATCGTGCGCTTTGGCGTGCAAGTACGCGATCAGGTAGCTGACTTTTTTCCTGATCCAGACGACGACCAGGATGACGGTATCGATATCACCGATCCAGAAAAAGGGGCTACGGTGCGTATTACCAAGGTGCCCCCAGCTACCAAGGGGGACTTTCCGAAATATCTAGCTAGCATCGGTAAGCAAGGACCGATACCGTTCAAAAACTGGTTCAAGAAGCTGTTTGACCTAGAAGACGTAATCAAAAAGATAAGCAAGACTCCAGAGGAGCTACGGGTTCTGCTAACTGAGGCTATGTCGTTTGAAGATGCGCCTGGCACTGAGACAAGTCAAAGTCGTAAGCGCAGCAAAGAAGACGCTGAGACGGAAGACGACGACCCGTCGCCTAAACGTACTGGTAAGCAAACTGCACCGGAGAACGAAGACCCTGAGCCAGAAGATAGTGACGAACTGCCGCCACGTAAGAGTGGTAAGGACGCTCCTCGCTCTACGCGGCGCTTTGTCGAGGAAGAAGACGAATAAGGTCATGATTCCGTGGTCAGATATTGCGAGTGTGGCCGCGCTATAAAAGTGCGCAAGAGTAGGCGATACCACAATACCAGATATAGTAATTATCAGCCTACTAAAAATCATGACATGTGTAGTAAGTGCTGGCATGCTTTAACTACAGGTAAGCGTAAAAAGTATTATGGCAAAGCCTAAAGAGATAAAAGATCTGAGTCGCAAGTCTCCTGGCGAGATAGCACGAGCGCTAGCTGGGCGCATTGAAGTGATGGATGACGTTGGTAAAGGGCTTAAGATAGAAGCCATACCAACTAATTTAGCTACACTTGACTGGGCGCTAGGTTGTGGTGGGCTTCCAAAGGGACGCATTATTGAGTGTTTCGGACCATTCGGTCATGGGAAAACAAGTTTGTCCCTGCACTTTGTAGCATGTGTTCAAAAGGCAGGGGGAAAAGCTGCTTATATCGACGCTGAGCATGCACTTGATCCGACTATGATGGACTGGTTTAAGATCGACAGAAAGACATTGCTGTTTAACCAGCCTAACAGCGGCGAGGAAGCCCTTGACCTAGTTAATGACCTGATGCGTAGCCGAGCTGTAACTATCGTGGTTGTAGACTCAGTAGCGTCTTTGGTACCGCAGTACGAAATAGAGCGTAGCTTTACAGAGCCTACTATTGGGTTGCAAGCGCGTATGATGAGCGGCGCATTGCGCAAATTATCAGTTAGCGTAGCAGAAGCAAAAGCCATCCTCGTGTTTGTAAATCAGACTAGATCTAAAATTGGCGTGTTCGTGGGCAACAGTACTGATACGCCAGGAGGTCAAGCTTTAAAATTTTACGCTGGGCAACGGCTAGAAGTACGCCGTACCGATATGGTTAAAGATGGCAGCAAAATAATTGGTATGGAGGCGCGTGTTAAAGTCGTTAAAAACAAAACTGGAGTGCCATTTCGAGTAGCAGATTTAAAACTTATGTTTGGAAAAGGCTGGCAAAGTGGTAAGGCTGATTCATGAGCATGATCGGCGAGATTAAACAGGCGCTGAAACGGCACAAGAGGAAACACACAAAGTTCAGTTACTCTACGATTAACGCCCATGCGGTCGAATGGCTCACAGCGCTGGTGGAGTATCACCAGGCAAATGAAGGCGTTGATCGATCATTGCCTTACCATAAAGCCTGTGCAGCATGGGAGCGTTTACAAGCCGCCAGAAAGAAGCTCGAACCATGAAAGTCACCGAGGGCATTTCCGACATACGGAGGGGTGATGGGCCAAAGAACTAATGCAACGAATTTCTTTGACAAGCTAGAGTCGTTAAAAGAACTCGACAGATTAAAATTTGCCGTTGCTGCGTTAGTTCAAATCCATACTCTAGGCTCCTGCGAGTACGAGAACGCGGCGAACGCAACGAGGGGAATCAAGAATAGGCTCGATTATCTACATGATTCCCTGGAGCATATTTTTGACTTGGAGGAAGAGGTAAAGCCGTGACACGCATTAAACTAGATACATGGGAAAAGCAGGCGATCAAGGAGGGGCCGGCGATGAACTGCAAGGCGATACTTTTTAGCAGCAATTTCCACTCGCCGCGGTGC